ACAATAGATTGCTTGTTAGACTGAGCAATTGATTCTAATCTGGCTTTTGAAAACAAACCAACTTGTGAAATTGTCTCACCAACCCTTCTTAACTTACTAGCATTTTGAGTCTGAGATGCAAGTAAAGTGCCTCCTTCTTTTTCTAAAAGGTCTTGAGTTGCTTTTAATGACTCAGGAGTACCAGAAGGTACAGCAACGGGGGCTTGAGTAGGTGCAGTTACCTCGGGGGCTTTCTTTCTAAATTTACTAATCAAATCTGTTGGCGTTATACCAAGTGACTTAGCAATTGGTCGTAGAACTTTACCAGCACCTAGTGTCGCCACATCAATTGCTACAGATGTACCAGCTTCTTTTGCAGCTTTTTCAAAATCTGCTTCTCCTTCCAAAGCTGACGAGGCTAAAGAACCTCCAAATGTACCAGCAGCACCACCAACAATGCCGCCTGTAATCATGCCGGGTAAACCACCAACAGCACCTACTTTAGCTCCTGCAATAGCACCAGCCAATCCGCCGGGTAAGTCTAAATTTTCTTCTAAAAAATCACCAGCTTCCTGTAAAAAAGACTCTTCTTCTTCAGTATAAGGAATCCATTGATTATTACGATATACTAATGAATCTCCTGTAGACTCATTTACTGCTATATCACCTTCTTTAAATGCCATAATAATTCCTTAAATACTAATCAAATGGATTAAGACGTTGAAAAAATGTTTCTTTTTGTTTTACTGTATACCCTTTCGGTAATTCAGTTTGTTGTTTTAAAGTATTTTCATCAAAGATATTAGCAGATTCAACTTTACCTGTCTCCTGCCAAGCAGATAGCGCACCTGCGCGAGTGCCAGTATCCTTGATGTAGTTTGAAGTAAACCGTGCTCTTTCTGCTTTGTATTCAGCCACCTTAGAAAGCCCTCTTAGGAAAGATGCAACAGTATCTGGTCTTGCATTGTCTGGCAAAAATCCTTTGAAGACTAAATCAACATCTTTATCCGATGCCGCTCCCGGTGGTAAGTTAGCCAGACCAATGCCAGTAATTACTGAATTATATCTTCTTCTGAGGATAGTAACTGCATCTTGTTGTCCAGTTATATCTTTCAAGGCAGAAGCTACATTAGCTGCAAGACCAGAAGCAGGGTCAAGATTTTCGTACTGGTCAGCAATATTATCCATCTCTGCTGCTAAATCTAAACCAGACTCCGCCTCTCCTTGCAACCTAGTAATTTCTTTTTCCTGACCAGCAGATAGTCTATCACCAGCCTTAGCCCCACTTTGGATTGCTTGAATGTCGTCTAAAGCCGCATTAGCTTCTTCAGTAAGACCTGCACTTCGTAATGCAGTATATTGCCTTCTTAAGCCAGCTATTGGATTTGTAGGGTCTATGGGTATATTTTTAATTATTTCTGAGGCTTGTTTTGCTTGTGTTGTTTGAAGTTCTCTTTGTTCTTCTTCCAACTGGTTCTTTTTGATACGGTCAGCTTGTTGTAGAAACTGAACAGCAACAGCAGGGCTTCCATACTGATTTTGTAAGTTAGCCATTGCCATTGCACCCTCTACCGTATTGGTATCAATGCTTCTTAGTTGTGCATCAAACTCTTGTTTTCGTCTTTGATTTTCTTCAGCCATTTGCATTTCAGTGTCTACACCACCAAAACGAGAAAGTAAGCCTTTTCCAAGACCAGCACCAATAGCAATACCTAAGCTAGTCATAGCAGGAGTAGGAGAACGAGGAGCAGCTTGTTGTATTTGCTGCATTATAGTTTTTTGTTGCTCTTGCTGTCTTTGTGCTTTTAATTGACTTGGAGTAATACCAAAGATTGAATTTCTATTTCTTTCAGCCATTATATTTGCCCCTCAAATCCACCAGAAGTTAAACCCCTGCTAGAATAATATTGACTAGAACCTGACATACCACCCAATGGTTGTGGGTTATAAGTAAACGCAGGGTTATAGCCTACTGCACCTTGTGATAACTGCGGTATATTTTCTCTAGGTGCAAATAAGCCCTGTGCGTAATTACCAACAGCTTGACCTATTGATGGGGCAGCACCTTGAACTATGCCAGATAGTAAACCACCGCCACCAGTTGACATTGGTTGGAATGCCCCGATAGCAGCTTGAGAGCGTGCTCTTTCAAACTCAAGAGCTTGTTGTTGTAATGCACTTTCAATATCAGCGATATTAACTGCTCTTTGGAATAAGCCTTGCTCACCACCTTGTAGCTGTGATAACAATTGCTGTCTTTGCATCTCATTAAATTGTTGTTGTCTTAATGCTTGGTCAAACAAAGTTTGTTGTTCTTGTTGAGCTTGTTGTCTTGTACTAGCAGCTAAGTTAGCTAAAGTTTCTGACTGCGCTCTACCTAAGCCAAACGCATCAGGTTGAACCAAACCACCTGCTCCTGCTCCCGCAGTTTCACCAGCAAGCATAAGACCAAGACGACCAGAACCAAACAAATCAGATTGTAGTTGTTGTCGTTGTTTAGCAAAGGCAGGCTCTAATAATGCAGACTGCTCTGCAAACATTTGCTGTTGTGCAGCTGTTGGGTCATAGTCAAAAGCAAACTGCGCAGGGCGAGATGTTTGTAGTTGCTGTATGTATTCAGGTAATAACTCCCCACTAGCCCCTAATGCTTGTTCTTGCATTGCCACTAATCTAGGGTCAAGCTCCGCAGTAACCTCAAACGGGTCAGGAGTTAAACGAGCTTCACCTAAACTTGTTCGATAGGTAAACGGTTTAAATTGAGCAGGTGCATAAGCACCCCCAGATACTTCTGGTTCTTTTCCAAAGATAGACCCAGCAGCCGAGCTTGCAATGCCACCAGCTATACTTCCAGCTACACCACCCATAATCTAATTCCTCTTTTTAACAAATAAGTCTTGTAATTCATTGTTTATACCTGCTCTGATTGTGTCAAGAAATTTAAACCCGTACATACGGAGAAACTTCTTGTGCTTTGTATCACCTATTGTATGCAGAGCAAATATCTCTCTGCCTTGTAGTTTTATGATAGTATCAAGACTATCGTGTAAGTTTTTCTTTGTTGTCTTGTTCCACTTAAATACATCGCAGTGTATAAAAACAGAATCTTCTACTCGCTCTAAATATATTATGTACTCGTTTCTTATTACTACTGGTACTTTTTCTTCTTGTGGGTCTAGCTTAGTCAACTTTAGTTCCGTAGTAAATCTCACCAGCAGTAAAGCTGCCACCAAATGGCATGAACCTAACTGTAGTCAATGCACCACCTAAGGAAATATGACCAGCAGCTACTGCACCGAACTGGTCATCATTATAGCCCGGAGTGCCAGTGCTATCTTGGTATGCGTTGGACTCCATAAACCATTCATTACCAACTGGGTTAAATAGTTTAATAATAAAAGTTGTTTCACTACCAGAGCCGTATCTTTCTATTAGTTTCCATGCCGAATCTGTACCACCTGAGTCAGCACTATTGTTAGCAGTAAAACCGCCATGATAGCCAGTATCAACTACCCCACCACTTGTACCCACTCGTAAATGCCACGCATCATTAGCTGTATCGCCACTGCCTTTAACACCACTAGCTAGTATAATTATTTGACTGATGTTAGTAGTATCTATAGTTAAATCTTCTTCAGTTCCCGATGCTGTACCTGCATCTATCCATGAATAACCTGTTTTTATACCAGTTAAGCTAGATGCGTTACCTATAAAGTTAGTAGCACGTACATCACCAGATACGTCTAGCTTATATGCAGAATCAGGAGTAGCTGTACCAATACCTACGTTATTGTTAGTAGTACCATCTACAACTAGTACATTAGTATCCACTACTACGTCAGTTGCAGTAGCTGTAGTTGCTACAACAGTGCTAGGTGTTGATGCACCAATAGGTGTGTTATCAATGTTACCGCCATCAATGTCAGCTACATTAATATCTACCACACCACTACCATTAGGTGTTAGTACAATGTTGCCATCAGTATCTGTACTGCTAATTGTATTACCATCAATGTCAATATTATCTACATTAAGAGATAGGACAGGTGTAGAAGCACCGATAGTGCCTCCATTAATAGCAGTGCTATCTATAGTGCCGCCATCAATATCTGGGTTATTAATATCAGGAGTAGTCAAAGTTCCGCTAGTAGCGTCTGCTTTACTATTTACTGCTGTTCTAACAAGATTGTATTCGTCATCAATCTCTGTACCACTGACAATTTTATTAGCATCCCCAGATAGTAAAGTATCTTTGGCTGCAAAGTTAGTGCCTTTAGTATAATCACTCATTATAAAATCCTACCTTCTTTACCGTATAAGTCTAATTTCTGCACACTAAGCTGTGCACCATTTATTTCTGCTTCGACACCAATTTGAATAATGTCTCCTGCCCCTTGGACAGAAGAATCAATCCTATCTAGAGAAATGCCGCCTGTGTATTCTGATACTCCGCTTGTAGCATCTGCTGGGTTACGCAATCCATTACTACCGTACTCAGATATTCCGTACTCAGATACTGGTATATCTTTAGTAGTAAACGGGAATGTAAAGTAGTTTGATGTGTACTCAAAACCTACTTTAATACTAAAAGTTTGTTTAGAACTTCCAATAACAGTACAAGCTACTCTTTTTAGTATTTTAATTTTATTAGCTAAACTTAAATCAAAATGATTAGTGTAGTATTCTAAATTATAGCTACTGCCGTTATCTTTAAACCCGTAATATTTAGCTATGCCATCTGTTTGAGCTAAGTACAAAGTCTTACTTGTAGGGTCATAGGTGTAGTTTTCGTGAGTTAAACCTGTCCAAGTGGTTGCCCTTAAACTAGCGTCTTCTAACGAACCTCTTGTATCAAATATATATTCTAAATTTGATGTAGGAAAATGTAATAAGTAAAAAGCATTATCAGGATTATACACTGATTTTATGTTTTCTGGACTGCTCTCTGCGTTTACTACATCAAGAAATACGTCTCTTATATTTTTAGATATATCACTTAGTGGTTGAGACTTTTCTTGTATTGTTCTACCTAACGAACGTAATCCAGTAGACGATAAAAATAAAACATCATCCCCAATGTTCTGTATAGTGTCCCTGCCAATACAACCTACACCACTAATTACTTCTACTAAACGCAGTGTGTTTACATCAAAACTAGCTTGGAAGCTGTCTTGGTCAGCATATATAATAATGTTGTTTTTACAAAATATAATTAGTCTGCCATTGTGCTCTGCAAGCCCTGTAATTACGTCAGAGCCTTTAGGAAGAACACCAGCTATGTTTAGGCTACCTGCACTGCCAGAACCCCACTTAGCTCCATTGAGAAGGTCTGAGAAGTATACTGTAGTCTTGTTAGAAACAGTATCAGCAGCAAACAATCTACCAAAAGCAGACATAACAATGTTAGCTTCTGGGGCTGTACCATCATAGTCAGCATGTTGGTCTATTGTTTTAAACTCATCTGCTGTAGATTCGTTAGTGTAGTATAATGGTTTATAATCACGTTGAAAGAAGTAAGCCCTATCGTTAAGAGTTACTGCCTGCCAGTTGCCCTCAGTAATTGTATCTGTAGTTGTAGGAGTAATTGTACTAAGCGTGCCTGTGCCTTTATAGAAGGTAGTAGCATTCCATGATACTATTGTATTAGTACCATCAATCTCTAAAAAGGGATGAATGCCTTCCAGGTTAGTACCTGTACCACCTGACGTAGTTACATACTGCCAGCCTTTACGAGCACCTAATCTACCAAACCTATCTATTACGCAGTTGTTAGCTTTTAGTGCAAATCTTGGGTCATTAGCTACAGAAGATTCTTGAGTGTTTAGACCTAAGAACGCTGGTGATACTAGTGATGCCGTTACTATTGGTTTTGCCATTATGCTGTACTCACTAGAAATGGTGTTTCTTCAAAGGTTAGGATACATGATACGCCTGTAGAACCTGCATCACCTGTAATTTCATAACCAGACTCTAACATTACATAACCACCATCTTGCTTTAGTTGTATGTAATCACCTGAACCTAAAGACTTTGAACCTAATACTGTAATAGTAGAGCCATTCTCAATCTTTATATGTACGTCACTAACTGTAGAACCTGTACCATTTGATACGAAAGCTAGTACCCACTTTGCTCTAGTATTAGGTGGTACTGTATATAGAACATCATTAGTTGTAGGTAAGTTATCAATCAGTATGGTCTTAGCTTTCATACCAGATTGTCTCCTCTGGGTGCTTGGCAGCGTCTAAGCCGATAGCATCTTGTAAGGCATTGTTAGCTCTGGCATAAGCAGATACAGGATTAATACCACCGTCTTCACCACGTTCCTCTACAGCCATAGCATAAGTTAATAGCTCAATAGGCTTAGTAGGGACAGCAAAAGTATCTGCATCAGCAGTTACGTCATCAGTACGCAACACTACGTTAAAGCGTAGGTCGTATGCACTATCTGGTATTGGGTATACATCAACCAGCGTATCACCATCTGCACTAATACCATTAAACGAGTAGTAGCTTGGTGTACCTTTTGTTGGTGTCTGTCCTAAGAAGAACTGGTTAAATTGATGTGCTGTTCTATACTGCATAAATGAGTTAGCAGTATCATTCATAACGTCTAACACTGTCAGTCTGTTTAGCGTACCATTCAACTCATAGTTAAATGTGTCCTCTACTGTTGTAGCAG